TAGAGGCTTGTCAGGGCTGCTACATCTGCCGCGCTGCCGTATGAGTTTGCGCCTGTTGTCATTTGGTGTACTCCATTCCACTTCCGAGAGCGTCTTTTTCAACGTGCCAGTCGAAATATAAAACTGTCACGTTTCCAGCGAGCTTATTTGTAACTGTATTATCCCGATAAACGCGGCATTTCATCACGGCTGATAATGTACCTGTTGTGATGGTGATACCTGTCGCGTTTCCTGCAATGTAGTGATACCAACGCTTGTCACCCGTCCATGTGGATGTCATTGTATAAACCGACTCGTCCGCTGGAAATTCGCTGCCGACATTTGCGAAGCGGTACCCAAGAATGAATTGAGCCGCGTTATTCGCCGCGCCTGCTGCTTCTGGAGCAAAATGGACGTGTGGGAAAAACTTAGTTCCCTCCGCCCAACCATGCGGGAATTGGACGGAAAACTGCAACTCGTCCGCTTGATTGCTCACGAAGGAAGTCCGCAAAACTTTATTGTCACCACGAAAGCCCGCCGCTATTGTCGGGGCTACCGCTCCAGCTCTTGCAGATTCCGCGCCAGTCAGCAGGTCGTCGAACACAGTCGCGTCACCTTGCAAGCGGATACCATCGTTGCTCGTTGCAACGAGTTTCGAGAATGTGGTTGTTTCGCCTACATTGACAATTTGACTTGGCATATTATTTCAGCGTGTAAGACGCTGCCAGCGTGCCTGTGGGCGTGCCGTCGTTTGCCGTACCGCCCTGTGTAAACATGATGTAGGCAATGCCGCGCACATCCAATGTGATGTAACCGCTACGAGTAGCAGTCAAGGCGAAGTTTCCATGTGTCACGGTCTTAGCACCTGCGGCGGCTGTCCACTCTGCAAATGGATGCGCCGAGCCCGTGGCAGTCCGCATCATTGAAGGTACAAGGGTAACGCCTGTTTCGTCACCTTTTACATAGGTAAAAAACAGGGTTATATAATCGTAATGGTCAGTAGAGATTACCGAACCAATCAAGGTTTGCGCCGTTTTACTGATTACCGTTGCCGCTTGCAAGATGTTTGTTTTTGACATGGTTTTATTTGGGCGGGTTGGCGTGAACTACGTTACCCCGCCCATCCTTTTACTTACGCGAGGCGGATGTATTCAACGTACACATCAGCATCAAGCCCTGTGGTGTCTGCCGAGCCTGTGGCGGTGAGGTAGGTCGAGGAAGTCCACAAAGCGGTGGGGCTGTCGGTTTCTGCGGCTTGCGCGGCGGGCAGGAAGGTCAGGTCGCCGCCAATAGTAGCTTCGATGACATCCATAGCCGAGCAGATGTCTGTGGTCTTTGCACCAGATGCGCCAATGCCCATGTCAAGATTTGCCGCGCCAGTTGAGCCAGTGCGGGCGTAAATGAACGCGCGGACAATGCCGATGGTAACACCTTCGGGGTTGGCGATTTCGCCAAGTCCGGCATTTGCGGCAGATACCGCGCCAGTCAGGGTGAACTTGAACCAGCCGCGCTGGTCAACTAAAGAGGTTGAAATTGTCATGCTGTTTTACTCCTATGCGATTGTGAATTGATGTCCGCCGGTGACGTACCATTTGCCGTTGTAAGCCACGAGACAAAGCGTGTCACCAACTGCGCCTGAGAATGTACAAACATCCTCGCCGCCACCGCCACCACCAAATGAAGAGGCGGAGGTTACGGTATTAGCTTGCGCCTGATTGCTCACAATCACAAGGCGCTTGAAGTCGTCGGTCGTGGCGGTCGGGTCTGCCAGTGTTGCAGCAACCGCGCCCGCTACAGTCTTAGCGATAAAGCAAGCGCCATTCTTGACAGTGATTGCACCATCAGCAACAACCAACTGATACGAATTGTCGTTCAAATTCATTTCAGCGGCAGAGGCTGAGACGGTGACGCCAGCAACTTTCAGGGTTGCGCCAGATTCAACATCAAGGCTGCCGCCGGATTCGACCGAGTTTGCGCCGTACAGATTGACGGCGCTTTTTTGCTTCTTAGGATAAAAGCCCATGTCAAGCCTCCTATGCAGTCAAGACGGCGAATGGGAAGCGGGTCGCGTCGGTTTCGTTCATGTAGGTGGGCGGGTTGGGGAGAGCGAAACCCAAGCGGATGACGGCACGCAGAGCTACCATGTCCTGTTGCGCGAGGTTGTAGATGATATTGCCCGCGCCATCCTGAATAACAGCCTGGTCAAGAACCTTATAAGTGATGTCCTGGCGCATGGAATATACCAGTTGGTCCCACTGTCCAGAAATCAGCAGGGAAGAGCCAGCGACCATCGAGCCGTCGGTCGGGAAGAACAGCGGAGAGCCGTCGAGTTCGTAGCGGGTCGCGTCCTGCATGTTTGTCTTGAAAATTGGGTTGCCGTTTGCGTCGCGAACATTGCGCAGAGCGCCCTTCATGCTCATGTGAGCAATCGAGCCGGTGACCATGTATCCATCACCTTCGGGAAGCATGAACAAGCCGTCAACACCGGCGGCAGTTTCGCCTAAAATCGCTTCGTACAGGTCAGCATAGGCAGCGGCTGAGATGGTATGCCCTGCGGCGGTTGAACCAGCAACAATTCCGGCAGCGCCAATATTGGTTGTCCACGAGGCTGGGATGTTTGTGCCGTAAAGCACCGCGCCGGTAATCGCACGCGACAAGGCGCGTTCAATTTCGGGGCGGACCTGCGCCCAGATGTCGTAATCGGCGTCATCTAATACGGCTTCGGGGATAGGCACAATGACCGCCAATTCCTCGGCGTCAATGTACTTATTCTCCCAGTTGACATCGGAGGTCTGCTTAAGACCAGTATCGCCGCTTACGAAATAAGCGGAAGCAAAAGAACCCAAAACTGGGAGGCGGCGCTGGGAGCGGCTCATGTTTGGGAGTTGACGCGCCACCTGCATGATTGGATTCATCTGTGGCACGTTGGCGAGAATTTCAGCCGAGACATCTTCGGGGATAAGAGCGGCTGCATCGGTGCGGGAAATAACTGAGTTGAAAGGCATTGTGTTTACTCCTTTAGGTTATGACCTGCCGCTTGCTTTGCGGATAAAGTCATTCATATTTTTTCGCTGGGCTGGCGGCTGTGCTGTACCTTGTCCAGCGTTTGCGTTTGCGGTTGGAAGTCCAAACAGTTCAGGGGCTTCCCGTCTGATTGCCGCCCAATCGGGCGAGCCTTTTTTGTCGAAAAGATTTTCAGCCTCTGCAAGCAGGAAAGCGGCGCGGGCGTTCTTGCACTGGATTTCTGGCTGCATCGCCTGCTCTAAAAATGAGGCGCGGCGTTCGGTCTTTTCAAGCTGGGTCGCCATTTCGTCAAGCTGCCGTTTCGCTTCGCTGCCTTCGTCAAGTCCCTTTGAAAGTTTCTTGATTTGTGCGGCGAACTGGTCGCGTTCTGAGCGGGTCGCCCGTACAGTATTCAGCAAGGCTTCGGAATGACTGGCGTACAATCCCCGAATCGCTTCGGGTTGTGCCTCCAAGAACTCTTCAAAACTTGCGGGCGTCGCGTCCGCTGTTTGTGCATGAGTTGTTGGGGCTTGTGTTGCGGTTGTTGATGTTGCGGGTTGGTCTGGCATCGCGCTAGATTCCTTTTCTGCGTCTCGCAGGTAATAAAATACCGCGCCTGTCGATGTGATTTCTCACAAAGACAAGCGCGGTTTGATTAACGGGGCTTGGCGTGCTATTTGATTAGCGACATTATACCACTACTACTACGGTTTGATTTTGTCAAGCTCATCATAAATCGCGGCAGTTGCTGCGCTATCTTCAAGGTGGATAGTTACGCCGTGATAATCGGGTAGGTTATGCTCCTTGCGCAGCGCGGCAACAATCGCCAGTAATGCGCGGCAAATGATTTCAGCGGTCTGTTTAGACATTGGCTATCATTTCTCTAGCCTGTCTGATTTTCAGTATTGTTGGCAATACTGATTTGCCTGTTGTCAACTTGTTCAGAACGAGCCAGCGGAGCATGGGCAATTCAGCGTCAAGGATTCGGATGGAGAAGAGGCGGATTGCGAAATTCATTTTACTCCTTTTTCAAATCTCTAATCGGTACAATCTGCGGATTATTGCCCCATTCGTCGCTGTGCGTCTTTGTGCCAAAGTCAGATAATGGAGTGCCAGCCTTGTACATTTCATAGCGGGTATTTCGTAGTACCGCCCGCTGCTTCTCTTCGCTTTGATTTGCAAGCCATGTGTCGGCTTTCTCCCATTCAGGAAGCGGCACACCTGCCACTATGGGGACACAAGTACAGCGCCCGTTCGGATGGTCGTCCATTTCATCAGCGCTGTCGAAGCGTTCGCCGTCCAGCGCCAGGCACGCCAGACAAGCCTCGTCACGCGCCACAAGACGCATAAAGCCACTAGTAACGCCGCTTTCCCTGTACTGTTCCGTGCTACCCGTCCTGTACGCCCTGTTTATCTCTGTGCGGGCGATTAACAATGAGCGGTCGAGCCCCATCCCCATCCCGTCAGCCATATTTCGCGCTACCTGGTCGGCAGTCTGCCCCATCGCCACGCCGTTGACAAGGGATTGCAATAACCCATCCACTGCGTCGGGGTAGTCGTTTTTCAGCAGGCTTGATAATGGCGAGCCGTTACCGGCATAGCCTATCATTGACTCAACAGCCTTGACGTTTATCCTGTTGAACGAAGCAGACAAAGGCGAAGGATAACTGGCGTATATCGCATCCTGCGCGGATGTTATTCCAAGCCTCAGCGCGGTATCCTGCCCGCCTGAAATAATGATTGCCACGTCTTTGTTGTACTTCGCTACCTCTTGTTGCAGTTGCGCTTTTAGGATGGCGTACCGCTCTGCCTTTTGCGCCATCGCGTTCGTGATGGTTTCACCTGCCTGTGCGCGTCTTGTCATTTCATTGGCGAG